GGGATTAATGAAACACTATGGTTTTGATGGTTCAGACCAATACAGATATGCGAGGATATTTTAATGGGTTGGCAAGGAGCATTAGTCGGTGCAATGGGTGTAGCACAATATCAACAACAAGGTGCGATTGGTAAGTACAATCAAGCTGTACAAAATAGAAATGCTCTTGTTAAAGAACAAGAAGCTACAGCTATAGAAAAACAAACTGAATTTGATCTTGCTAGATTTGATAAACAGTTTGCACAGTTACAAGCAGGAACAATAGTAGCAACATTAAAATCTGGAGCAACTTTAGAGGGTTCTGGTTTAAGAAATTTAAGGTATAATGCTGAACAAGCTGAATTACAAAAAGAAATTATAAAATACAATTCAAAAGTTGCACAATCAAGAAAAATAGAAGAAGCAAATTTTGCTAGAGTTCAAGGAAATATTGTTAGACAACAAGCTAGACTTGCACAACTAGGAACAGTTTCATCTACAGGAACAAGTTTATTAAAAATGGGTGGATATATTTAATGCCAAAAATTCCTACATTTACATCAGAATTAAGACCTACAGCAGAAGTTGGAACTGTAAAATCAAATATTCAAATACCTTTATCACAAACTATTGGTACTGCTTTAGCTCCAGTTACAAAAGCTGTTGTTCAACACGCAATAAATGAAAAAAATTTAGAAAATAAATCTGAAGCATTATCATTAGAAAATAAAGCATTATTAGAACTTACAGATGTATTTGAAGAAGCTGGAAGATTAGATAATAAAGATCAAGCATTTAATATTGTTCAAAACAAATCTAAAATTATTAAAGAAAAATATTCTAATTTAGCATCTAACAATTCAGTTAAG